AGCGCCTAGCCAATCCTGCCTCGTGCTCGCCAGCGGTGGACAGGCGGGGATGCTCGTCCCCTCCTCGCCTGTCCTGCTCTCTTTCGCAACTCCAACGATTGCAAGAGGCTCGTTATGGATCACTCGCCATTTCTTCTCGTGTTCATTTGGCTGGGGGTCGCGGTCCCGATTGCGTTGTGGGGTTTCTGGCTGACGGACGACTAAGAGGGACCGGCTGAGAATGGCTACAGTGAAATCGGCAGTTGAAGGGTGGGCTAATCGCTCGTGGGCTGGTGATGAGCCTGTTTCTCACGGTCGCCTTACGGAATTGCTCGAATATAATTCAGCTACCGGCGAGTTCACATGGCGCGTGTGGCGTGGGGGTGGAGCGCCGAAGGCGGGCAGCCTGGCTGGGTATATGTCGAAGGGCTATCGGGTGATCGTTATCGACGGACGCATGTATCCGGCTCACAGGCTGGCGTGGTTCTACGTCAACAAGGTTTGGCCCGAGGGTGACATCGACCACAAGTCAATGGATGCAACCGACAACCGCATCGAGAACCTGCGAGAAGCTACCCGGTCTGACAACATGGGTAACACAAGGCCGCATCGAGACAGTTCGTCTGGTCTCAAAGGGATTTACTTTGATAAGCGCCGCGGCGGTTGGTGCGCCTCGATCATGTGTAACGGCAAAAGGTGCTGGCTTGGTTCGCATGGAACCGCCGACGAGGCCCACGCTGCGTACCAGCGAGCGGCAGCCGACCTGTTTGGAAAATTCGCGAGGGTCGTATGATTGAGGTTGCTCCTAACTTGTGGGTCGGAAGCGATGCCGACTATGAGAATTTGGATTGGACGGGAGACTTTGCCGTGTGTCATTCGGCGAAAGAACCACATCACCGTCGCGCGCTGGATTACTCAGGACGAGGAGCCCCGAAAGATCATCCCGAGTATCTGTTTGCCGAGAGAGCCGAAGGCAAGGCGCTGATGCTCAATCTCGTGGACGTGCATGAGCCTGAGTGGATCCGGCCCGAGATTATCGACAAGGCCCTGGAGTGGATCGCAGCCCACCGCGAAGCGGGGAGGAAGGTATTGGTCCACTGTAACCAGGGGGGAAGCAGAGCCCCGGTGATTGCCATGCTGGCCCTGGCCAAAACACTACCCGCCAAATTCACGGACGCCGAGGCGCAATTCCTCGATGTCTATCCGTACTACTGCCCGGCTAACGGCATGAGACAATACGCAATGGACAACTGGACACGCTATCGCAACGGGACAACGAGCGATGGAAAACGAGCAAACGACCAACACGCCGCCCCCTGCTAAGCCTGAAAAGCCTAAGCGCAAGCCTAAAAAGAAAAAGAAAAACAAGGCTGTAGCTCCTAAAAAGACCAGGCCACAGCCAACCCCAACAACAACACCGGTACAAATTGGACGCGGCCGGCCCACCGACTACGATGCTGCTAACGTCGAGATCGTCGAGAAGCTGTGCCTCCTGGGCGCAACCGACGCGGAGATTGCTGATTTCTTCGGAGTGACGGTTCGAACTGTCTATCGTTGGAAGCTGGAACACGAAGATTTTTGTCAGGCCATGACTGCTGGCAAGGACTTAGCAGACAACCGGATTGAGCGATCGCTGTTTCAGCGGGCTGCCGGTTACGCCTACGTGGAACAGCAAGCGTTCAAGCTGCGGCACGTAGAGTTCGATCCGCAAGGCAAGAAGGTGCGCGAGTACGAGGACATACAAGTCGTTGACGTTGAGCGCCAAGTGCCGCCCGACACGACGGCCGGACAGTTTTGGTTGAAGAACCGGCGCAAGGAACAGTGGCGCGACGTGCAGGAAAAGACCTACTCCGGCACCGTGACACTGGAAGAAAAGCCTCAACAACTTGGCGAGGACCGGCTGCTTGAGCTTGGCTCGCGGTTTGGGCGGACTCTGAAGGTGATTAACGGGCAGGGGTGATTTCGGCCCACATAGGAGGCCGTACAGCGGAAAACGCTATATCCCTGGGGTGATTGTACCTAAAACCAAAACGCCAGCCAGCGGGCATCTATGGCGGTTTTTAGAAAATATCCAATAAATATCAGAGACTTACGACGCGCCTTTGAGGCAGCGTGACGGGACGAGGGACGAATGGAACCGCTCAACAGAGCCTACAAGCACATCCTCCAGTGCATCGCCGAAGTTGGTGGCCATGCCGATCTGGACAAATACGGGCGACTGGTCTCGGGACCAAGCCGGCACGTCCTGCAGGGTGATGCCGTCTCTTATATGGTGCTCGTGTCTCGCGGCTACCTGGGCGGCGAGGCCGGTCGCATCATTCTGACCGAAGCCGGGCGCGCGGCTGTTGAGGCTCATAAGGCTGGCAACATTCGCGAAGCCAGCTAGAGCCGGGGAGCGTGTCGGGGATGACGCGCACGCTCAAGGCCGCACGCTACGCCAAGGATGTCGATCCGAGATTCACGACATTTCTGACCGGTACGCTGCCATTCCTCTCGTTCAACGAGGCGATGGCGTTCTACTCGGAATACCTGCCGCGGCTGACTCCATCCGAGCTGGCCCTGCTGGGCTGCAACGACCGTTTCTTTCTGCTCACCGGCTTGTGCAACCGGCCCGATGCCATTCATCCGTGGGTGTACGACCGGGCTCGCGAGGTCGAGGCTGATCCATACGGTTATCTCGATCTGTGGGCACGCGGCCACTACAAATCGACGCTGACGACGTTCGCAGGGACGATACAGGATATCCTGATTGAGCCCGAGACGACCATTGGCATCTTCTCGAACACCAAGGACATTGCGAAGCCATTCCTCTCCCAGATCAAGGAGGAACTGGAGCGTAACGAGGATCTGATCCGGCTCTATCCGGATGTGCTCTACGCCAACCCGCGCAAGGAATCGCCAAAGTGGTCGGTTGACGAGGGCATCATCGTTAAGCGGGTCGGCAACCCGAAGGAATGCACGGTCGAGGCTCATGGCCTGATTGACGCCATGCCGACCGGCCGACACTTTCGGAAGCTGAAGTACGACGACGTAATCACGGAAAAGAACGTCACCAATCCAGACCAGATCCGCAAGACGACAGAACGGGTCGAGCTATCGGACAACCTGGGCTCGGGACCTGGCACCACCAAAGAGTTCGTTGGTACGCGGTACTCGTTCGCCGACAGCTACGGCCATATGATTGAACATGGCATCGTCAAGCCGCGCGTCTACCCAGCGACCGATGACGGCACGCTAGAAGGCCAGCCAGTCCTGCTGACGCCAGAAGCCTGGGAAGAGAAGAAGCGCAGCCAGCGATCGTCAATCGCGGCGCAGATGCTCCAGAACCCGCTCGCGGGCCATGAAAACACGTTCCGAACAAAATGGCTGTCAGCCTATTGGGTGCGGCCGTCCCTTATGAACGTCTACATCATGGCCGACCCATCCAAGGGCCGAAGCCGATCCTCAGACCGGACGGCAATGGCCGTGGTTGGTATCGACTCGGCGGGCAACAAGTATTTGCTCGATGGCGTCTGCCACCGCATGAGCTTGTCGGATCGCTGGGAGACCCTGAAGAAACTCCGGCTCAAATGGCTGGACCATCCAGGTGTCCAGAACGTCAAGGTCGGCTACGAACGCTACGGGATGCAGTCCGACGACGAGTATTTCGCCGAAAAGATGCGGCTCGAGGGCGCCAGTTGGGATCTCATCGAGCTTAACTGGACGGGCGAGGTCGGGCGGCAGTCCAAGACGCATCGCGTCGAAAGGCTCGAGCCGGACTTCCGGCATGGTGCCTTCTTCGTGCCGGCCAAGGTCTACCACCCTGCCGTTGAGGGCCACGTCGCGGTCTGGTCCATCGAGGACGGGGCGGACGAGATCGTCTACGAGCCAGTACGTGGTCTGCACCAAATCGAGCGGCGGGTTAAGGCGCAGGGAGAACACCATCGGCTTTTGCAGCCCATCCGGCGCAAGGACGAGGACGGCAAACTGTACGACTTAACTCGCGTCTTGTTCGAAGAATATCGGTTCTTCCCGTTCTCGCCGCGGGACGACTTCATCGACGCAGTGAGCCGGGTCTACGACATGGAGCCGATGCCAGCGGTCATCTACGAAACGCTTCGAGTCGAGGATTACCCGGATGCCTGATGACGACGATACCGACACGATCATCATATGCGCTGGGCCGCCGCTTTGTATGTTGGAAGGGCACGACGCGATCATGTGCCAACTAGAGGGCTGCACGATCTGTCGGCGCATCGTGATCGACCATCGCGACGGCAGCGAGACCGAATACCGGCTCAAACCGAACTGAATTGCGTGAGTAGGTGCGTAGTGCTTTCAAGCCAATGAGGCACACAATGGTCACTGCAAAGTTCAAGGTCAACAAGGTCACGGCGTTCGAAGGCAATTACCGTCAGGTCGAACTGGCCCCGGTTTATTCCTCCGACAAAGCGTCGCCCAACTACTCGTGGTCGCAAGCCACGCCCTGCGGGAAGATCGAAATGACGATCACAAACCCCGGTGCGTTCGAGCAGATGGGCATCGGCAAGACGTTCCTGCTGACCTTTGAAGAGACCACTGCGTAACCAGAAAGTCGCGGTTGGTGCATTGGCCCGCGCCGGGCAAGCGGGAGTTAAGCGACCTTTGCATCAGGTAACGGGATCCGGCCCGCCGCGTCACGCAACTCGCAGCCAGGGAGGCTTGCAGATGTCACGATCAATCGACTGGCGAGCACTCTGTGCGAGTGCGGACCCAGATTTCAACCGTCGGGCGCGACGCAGTCCGGCCTACGAGTTTACGGCTTCGGCCCGAGCCTACGGTGATGCCGACCAGAATGCCGGCGACCAAGACACAAACCGCCGCGTCAGGGTGTTCTACGAAGATCCGAACCGATCCATCGCGCCGAAATCCCAAGAGGGGGCGCTAACGTGGAACGGCGCCCAGATCACCTGGGGCGGTGTTCAGGTCTCATGGGACGAGGACGCATAACGCATGGCAACCCATGAACTGACGCAATCGGTCTCAAACGGGCCACTGTCCTCCAACAGCTACCTGTTCGGCGCCGTCGATGGTTCCAGCGACAGTGCGCCCGATGCGTTCCTGATTACGTTGGTCTACGACTACATCAAAAGCCGAACGGATTTTCTCTACCCCACGCTGGCCCAATACAACAGCGTGCTTGACACGGCAAACGGGGCACTGAACCAAGGTGGCGGGTACTGGCTTGGCCAGTCGATGCCAACGACGGGCTTTGCCGATGCCGTAGACGCCACGGGACTCGTGACCAAGTCGCAGGCTGAAGCGATTGCGGGCGCAGCGGGTGTCAACTATGTGGGGCTTCCGGCCCTTACAGACATCGACCAAAACAACGACATCCTCCAAATCTACGACGTGAGTGCTGCCAAATACTGCAGCGTCACGCCCGCAGAACTGCGCTCCGATGTCGGCCTTGGGACTGAGGACAGCCCGACATTTAGCGGTCTTGGACTGGCGAGCGGATCGGTCATTACATGGGACTCCGGCGACGTAACGCTCACCCTTTCGAGTGGCTTACTCACGCTTGCCGGTGGCAATCTCGCGGTGCCAGAAGACGCCTACGCGGCTGGCTGGAACGGCTCGGCCATCGTCCCGACCAAGAATGCCGTCTACGACAAGATCGAGCTGATCCTTGGCACCACGCTGCCCGCAACCTATCAGCCTCTCGACGCG